AGATACTTAAGCCTTCTCTTATCAAAACTGTTAATAATAACATCGTGATTTGGAGGGCTAATTAGATTATCAGTAAAGAACAGATAGGTGGTGTTGTATTTCTTTATAGGCTGATCGCCAGAAACTGTGTTGCTCAGTATAAAGTCCTTGAAAGTATCTACATACTGTGCGCTAACTCCTAGACACTTAAGCTCCTCAGAGAAGTAATCAATCAGGTCCTCATTAATATCACAATCTGTGTAGAACTTCTCCTCTTCCCAAGGAGGTATTCTAAACTCTCTGTTCCTATAGTTAAACCTGAAGCTTGTGTCATATATGTTGAACTTGTACCCTCTAATACTAAAGAGGTCTGGGAATCTTCTAACAGCCCTTAGTAGAATATGATCTACAGTGTAGCGTATATTCTCCTCTAGGTTTGTGGGGTCATACTCACCCTCGTTAAACTCTAAAGATTTCTTGTGAGTCCATGTCTCAAGGTTATTAAACTGTGGAGATGCAGTTGCCAAGAGATAGAACATCATCTGTGGAATGTAAGACTCGTAAAATTCAGAAATAGATTCTTGGAAGTTGATACCGTTCCCAGGAAGAACACTGTTTATAAGTGCTATTAAGCCTTCCTTCGTACCCTTCTTTTTGTAAAGATCAACAGCGTTTCTTAATTGCCTTCTCCAGGAGCGAATATCATTGTTGTAAAATCTCCACCCTATAAGATCTGCTAGATAGGGTAGGAGTTCTGCTGGGCAATCGTCAATAGATTTTACGGATCTCAGCTTCTCGTTATACTCGTTTATGTCGGCCATCATGAATGATACAGCCTTCATAAACCTTGAGAATGGAGCGGCACGATTTTCTGATTCAGGGGTTATGCCGGAGTCTATGTACTCCTGCAAGGAATCCTTTATGTAGGTATCCTGTTTAGATGTGGGCTTCTCTTGAAATAAAACATCTAGGAGAACCTTGTAGTTATCTAACTGTTGATTACCGCTTGTCCAAATATCAGTTCCAGATGAGTATGATGGATCTATAAAGTAACCGTACAAGGCTTCTCCATAAATAGGAGATCCAGCGAAATAGGTTCCTGCTACACTTCTTCCATCTTGATCATACCAAAGGTAATTAAACATTACCTCTACAGCGTCTTTTAGTTTTAATGTCTGACCTTTGAAAAGCTTTTCGGTATAAGCATCTAAAAGGAACGAAGAAGGGTCGTAAAAATCCAAAGTTGGATACCCTTGAGGTTGGTTCAGATAATAAAACCAACCTAGTGCGTCAGATAAGTAATCATGAGTGCCCTGATGGGTTGTAGCAAACGCACTTGCTGTAGTATTTGCTAAATCCACTGATACTATTGGTCGTCTTGATGTTAATCCGTAAGCTGGAATAGTTGGAAGAAATGTCCCAGACATGAAGTTCTTGAACTCTTCTTCTGTATTGAAATCAGATAAAGACTTTCCTAACTTGTTTAGAATCTTGAGATCAAAGTCTCTAGGATTAACCTCTGGTAAATTATTCTGCTCTACAAACTGAGCAGCTAACCCAGAGAAATCGTCCATGTTGAAGTTTATATCTGTAAGGCCCTCTCCTGAAAAGTTAAATGCTCTTCTAGAAACAACCTTAACATCGGTACATGCATTGATCAAGTGTATGATTCCAGTCATCACCCTATCAATGGGGTTGTACTGCATACCGCTTAATTCGATATCCCTCTCCTTGTAAATAGCAGGAGTTAGGATATCTACGATCTCGTCGTAGTTTCTTTTGAAGTACCTATTAGACATATTCTATATTTATTACGAGGTTATTCAATTGAATTATTTCGTTAAACTCTAGTCTAACATCATTGTCTAGGTTGTCCACCCTGGATACCTTAACTTCATCTACATTATCAAACACCGCTCTATTAATATCTGCCAGAAGTAGTCTTTCCCCAAACTCTCTGTTATCCACATTAAAGAAGTTTTGAACCTCTGTGGCGGATCTTCTTATGATCTCACCCTCTTTTGGCTTGAACTTGTCAGAAACGGAAATAGTTATAACTAGATCTAGAGTTCTTATCAACCCGTCCACAAGAACGATCTCATCAGTTAACATCTTCTTACCCTCTATAGCCTCCAGTAAAGCGTTCTTGAACGACAAGGAAGCTTTTTGTAATTGAGTTGTGGAAGCTTTCTCAAGAACAAATAAGTCCACGATATTCGCAGAGGAGTAAGATTTTCTTACAGAGGCTACTGCCTTAGCGGAAGTTCCAGTAGGTCCGACAAATCTAGAAGCGAAGGATTTATAATCATCTAGTGATACTAATCTGTCCTGAGTTCTAAAGGTTAAGGGTCCGTACTTCTTAGCCTTATCTACGGTCTCAGCCTCGGCACCTCCAGTAATCGCTTGAATATTCTCAAGAGTTACTGTTTCTATATTAGTTCTAAATGAAGTGTTGATATAGCTTCTGGGAACATTGCCCCTTACACCACCACCTACTCTATAAGTTACTACATATTCAGAAGTATTAGGTGGAATGACCCCGTTGGTTCCGTCACCGAATATTACCCTAGCCCTGTACTCATCATCGTACTTGACAGAGAATATCTTCTGATCCGTGGAGGAGGCTGCGTATAAGCTCTCTACTTCGACATAAGCTCCACTAGTTGCGGTGTCCTCAGACTGAATGAATACTTGAACACTTCCTTCTATAACAGGACCTTCTGCTAAAGCTATTTCTTTAACATTATCTATCTCGTTAAACGGGCCTTCCTCTCTAGCAAAACTTCCTTCTAAAAGTGCTAGGTTAGTCCAGACCGTAGGGCTATCAGCATCAGATTGTAACAGGCTTATGGTGGAGTTAGCGTTTGGATCATCTATCATACCATTAGTAACCGTGTATAAAGTATAGCTGACTGGTTGGTTGTCTTCTGGAGAAGTGACTGTTACCACCCTGTTTTGTGGTTGGACTGTATGATCAAGACCAGCAGTTTCAGCGGTAACCCTAGCAGCACCTGCTCCACCTACGGGTCCACGCAATCTTATACCTATTAGCTCAAGTAGCTTTCTAACATTAGTTCTATCCTTAGCTGTCTTTATAAAGCTTTCATGAGCGAGCATATCACTCTTGTATGACATTATGCTACCCATGTACGACACAAGCTCTATAAACATCATGCCGAGATCAGACTCCTCGAAGTTGTTGTAATCGTTTGGGTATACAGCCTTTACATAATCAATCAATGATTGTCTTAAAGTTGCGAAGTCCGTGGCCGTAAAATCAACCAAGTCGCGTCTGTACTCTTCATCAACAGGTGCAACTTTTAAGAAATCAGACTTAGCTGTGGTGTAGGGTATATTGCTCATAAGGTAACCTCAACATCTGCTATTGCATTTGTTCCCGTATCAACCACGGAAATCACTATTTGTATTCCAGAAAGACCAGAGTATTTCATGCTATCAATAGCATTCACACGCAACTCTAGGATTCTAACCGTTGGTAGGTAGTTCTCTATACTGGTAACAATATCGAACTCTATTTGAGATTTAGTATCTTCGTTGTAGGGATCAAATAAGAATCGTCTAATACCTATTCCAAAGTTAGGAAGCATCACCCTCTCACCCCTATCTGTGAGGAGAAGTTGTCGGATCTGAGACTTTAGTAGAGCACTTCCGTATTCACTATTAACATAGTTTTTACTGTTCTTTCCGAAAGGAAATCCAACACCCATAACCTTATCACTATTGATTAAGGTTATAGTTTTGTCTACCTCTCTACTAGGTTGTGATCCGTATAGTACCATTAGATATCAATATCCTCGAAGAATCCTTTGTGAGCAGTGTAGTTTTTGTAAGCTTCACTTATATTTAGTGGCTTACTGTAAACTTTGAAACTTCCGATATGGCCTGTTAGTCCACTGTAGAACCCGTGAGATGTAGACATGAAACCGCCAGAGCTAGTGTCCACTGGTATGCCGTCTGTCCAACCCCCTCCTACGATCCAAGGAGTAAAGAAGACATCATTACTAGGTCCGTTGTTGAAGTCCGTGGTTTGCTGATTAGTTAGCTTTTCTGATGAGTAGAAGAAGCTCTCATTTTCAGAATCCTTTGGAGATATGAAGGTAGGTATTCTCGCTGGTTCCTTTTCAGGTATACCAAACACTTCTGAATAGGGCTCTGATGCAAGAAGCTCTCCGTTTAAGAAGACAGATATAAGATTGTCTCTTACATTCATAGAAACAGAGAGATGCTGGAATGCGGATGATAGGTCTAGGAGCTTGTACCCGCTAGAGGTCGTGGCCGTAACATCTACAGTCATGCCTAGATAACCGTTTACCTCATTCTCACAATCACCAGATCTTATAAACTCTACATCATTACCGTTAATGGATTGAGTTGGAGCTATAAAGAAACATACAGAGCTAACGGTTGAAGAGGCATCTATTCCTAAAGTGCTTCCTGGGTTTAGGTCTGTTCCCCTAGCCACCACAGAGTTCTTTGTTATTTGAGGATCTCTTGTAAACCCCATCAACATACCCTTTACGGTTTTTGTTCCGAATTGGTTTGATTGAGTCTCAGCATCACCTGTAAAGCTACCTCCAATGTTTTCATTAGCAAGTAGTATCTTGTAATAGTTGAAGTCAGTCCAGCCCGCATCCGAGG